CTTCCACGCTTCAGGGCGCTTAAAAGTTTCGGTAGATTCAAGTTCACGTGCGAGTCGATTTTCAGCCATTTCTGTTCTCCTTAATCAGTTCACGAGCATATTGCTCCGGGGTAATACCAAGTTTTTTAGCAAGATTTACTTGCGTCTTGGTCAGCACTACTTTTCTGGGCGCGGTGCTACGCGTTGCCGGGGCAACAACTTGTGCCTGTTTTGCGCGAGGATTGGCGCTGCCATCCTGCGAATCTCCCCATTTATATTCGGGGAATCTCTTGCGCATCGTATTATCAATACGACGGTAGTAGTCGTCAGACCTAGGGTCCACGCCACCTTTAACCAGCTTCTCATGCAGCCCCAAAGCCAAGCTGGTCATTTCCTCGTCCGTTCCAAACCAAGAATTACGCTCTTGCCACGTAACTGCTTTATAGTCCGGTTGGGGAACTTGGGGCCGTTGTGCTTGTGTATTTACAGTATTATTTGATTCTTGTAAAGGGGTTTCTTTACTGGTGTATTGCGGGCGATAGTTATTTACTTCTTGCAAGAACATTTGTGCCCTAGTAAGGCGTTCTTGAGCTTCAATAATTTTCTCAGTATCACCAGAATCGTAAGCGTCCTTATATTCACGCTTAGCAATCTCAAGCTCTCGTGAAGCAGCTTCTTTATACGTACCAATCAATTGCCCTTCGCCTTGTTCAAGCGAAGCTTTGAGTCGTCTATTCTCTTCATAGACGGACTGAGCAATACGAATAGCTTCTTCGCGCTCACGCGCTGCCGACTCTTTTGCACGGCGTTCGTCATGCCAGACCTTCTTCATCTGCGACATGCGGGTACGGACGCGCTCTGAATATTCATTCAGTTCGTCTTTTTCAAGCTCTTCTACAATTTCATTCGGTAGAGGGTCGCGGCCTTGGTCTTGCTCCGGCGTATCGTCCTCAATCTCAATATCTTCTTCACGAGCCTTTGTCGTGACTTTTACTTCTGTTTCATCAGGAAACTCAAACTCCACCATTTCCATATTGTTTTCTTGTTCAGCCATGATTTACTCCTTATGCGCGGCTATAGCCGCGGGGGTCATCAACAATTGCTTCAACCGAATCGTCATTAATAATTCGGAATTCACGCCCATGAATCTTGATGCGGGTTCCTGCATATGCACGGACAAGTACAAAATCGCCTTCAGCACACCACGGACCCGTGGGGAATCGTTGGTCGTCCTTGTAGCACATGTCGCCCATCTTCACGACAAACAGCACAACCGTAGCAAGGGATTCAAGTTCCTTGGTTTTGTCTGCCTTAATAATCAAGCCTTCTTCATCAAGCGTGTCGCCCAAATCAGGTACTGCGCAAAGAATGCGGTATCCAGTAGGTTCGGGAAGTTGCGTTGCGGTTTCCTGCGTGACTTCTTCAGTCATCGTCTTGCTCCAATTGAGTTGCGAGGTCAGAGATAATTACTTGTGCCGCCAGCAGACCCCGTGCCTGACCACACAAAAACTGATATTGCGCAAAGTCCTGTAGGTTGCCATTAACCAAACAGTCCGCGATATTGTTGCGCTCTTCTCCGATTTTCTTAATCAGATATTCAAGCGTGTCGTTCATTATTCTTCCTTAGGTTTTTTGGGTTGATTTGTTTGTTGCATGCGTTGTTGGTGAGACATCTGTTCTCTTGCTTTTGCAGCGTCAAGGCCCATGCGGACGCCCTCGGTATGCTGTTGCATCTCCATTTTCTGCTTGGCTTCAGATGCCTTCATGCTGAGTTTTGTGCCTTCTAACTCATGGTGTGCGTCCAACTTCTGCGCTTCTGATGCGGCCTTAGCAACAATCTGTGCTTCTGCAATCTTTTCTTGCGACTGCATACGGGCCGTTTCAAGTTGTAGCTTGGCCTTCTCAAGCTCAATATCTGCTTGGCTCTTTTGTGCCTTAATCTGCAGGTCTTGCTGCTTGAGTTGAAGCTCTTGCATCTGCATCTGAATAAGCGGGTCTTGCTGTTGTTGCTGTGCTTGTTCTTGCTGCTGTTGCGATTGATTCTGCTGAAGCAGTTGTTGTGCCGCTTGAGCAATCATCTTCGAGAGTTCTACTTCTACTTGTTCCGGCAGTTGTTCATCCGGGGGCGGCAGAGATACACCAAGCTGCTGTTCGATTTGTGCGCGGTAAGCAAAAGCTAAGTGTTCCGCGATATGTGCTTGCATAGCAGCACCAATCTGTTGCGCCATCGGCGACTGACCAACCATCTGCATAATCTTGGGGTCTTGAATAGCCGCCATGTGCGTTTGAATATGCGCTTGATGGTCTTGATAGATAAATGCCTTGACCGGTTTGCTGTTAAGAACAGCCATGTTTTCAGACACAGGGTCTTTCGGCTTCTGGTCATCTGCAGTGGGAATAAGCTTGCCGATATTCTTTACGCCCATAACCTCCAGCATCTGCTTATTAAGCTCCGGCAGGTCATAAATCTGCGGGCTAGCTGCGGCCATCTGCATAACTGCTTGCATTTGCACCACTTTTTGAGCCATTGTTGCCGAATTTGGGTCTGAAACAGGGATAACTTCGACCATGTCAAAGTCTTCTTTACGGGCCTGCCGGTCACCAATTTCAGGTTCATAATCGTATTCAGTGGGGGCATAATCTCGAATAATCGCCGCAAGAAGCTTAAATTCCTTCTTCATCGAGTAATGAATACGTGCTTGCACTGCCGACATAATCTTTAAGCTACGTTCCAAAATAGCTAGCGTCGTACCAACCGGTGAATTAGCCGACATATCGGATGCTTGCAAATCAGCCGCAGAAGCGAAGCGACGGCCCTCTTCTACAATCTGATTCATCAATGCCATAAGAACTTGGCTGGGTTCTTTGTATGGCAGCGGTAGGATGTTGTCCCGAATAGTGCCGCTTGGTACGTCCACATCACGCCATTCAGCCGGAGCAATCGGGGTATCATCGCCCTTAACGCGTAGACCACGAGACTTAAACCCACCCGGCAGGTTAGACAAAGTGCCTGCATCCACCAACTGACGCATAAGCATCGTGCCAGACTTAGCGAACGCCCCAATCAGGTGAATCAAGCCAAGGTTGTAGAAGCCAAAGCCGGGGATGTATCCGTAATGGACAAAGTGTTGGCGCTTAATCTTGGCCTTATCTTCGGGGTTCCAGTTACGGCGAATAGCCAGAATAGTCTCAGTAGACTTCTCAATAGTCACAACATACGGCAGGGCAATACCCGTCTCGTTACCAGCCTCGTCTTTGTCCTCGTCGCCCGGAAGCTCCAAGTCAACGTGCATTTCAAGAATCTTGAACCGGTCATCCGTCGAAGCACTGAAGCCCATCTGTTCAGCAATCTTCTTCTCAACCTCGTCCATAACAAGCACGGGGTCACCAAGGTCCACATCACGATAGAACCCAGCCACCTGTAGCTTGCGTAACTCATTTTTAGTTTTGCGCATTACATGAGTAATACGCGGGGCAGTTTCTAAATCCGAGGCGCCATACGGCACTACCATATCTTCTGCAGGAACGTACACAGCGGCTTGGCGGTCAAGATACGGGTCAAAATAAATCTTCTTAAAGGCGTTACCAGCAAGGCCCAAACCCCACAATAGGCGCTCATGCTCAGGGCGATACTCAGGCATCTTTTCCGTCAGTTGATAGTTCATGTCATCTTGCACACGAACTGCGGCTTCTTCCTTCTCGGGGGTGTCCTTGCCAATAATCTTGGTCTTAACTGGACCCGCTGCCGGGAACGTCTCCATGATGGTTTCAGACTGGAACTTAACAAGTGCTTCAGCAAGCAGAGGGTGGTACACAGCACAAGAGCCGGGCCACGGCTCCGTACGGTCTTCAAGCTTCAGGCCCAACAACTCAAGGCCGTCTACATAGGTCTCAAGCCAATCACGGCGTGACGCAACGTCAGTTTCAAAGTCACCCAGCAAATCCCCCGCTAACTCAGTTAGCTCACCCTCGTCCATATCTTCCGCGAGGTTCTTATTAAACTCGTCGCTTTCGCCTTCCTTACCCGGCTCAAGGACAATCTCCATCCCACCGTGCTTGATGCTGACGCTTTCCGGGTCTTCAATCTGAATCTCAAGCGGTTCCATGCCAGCGGGATTAATGCCTTGCAGGCCGTCAAGGCCCATAGGGGCAGGGTTTAGTGACTTCTGAATATCCATCTTTTATCCTTACATTGCGTAGTATCGTTTGCCTTTAGAGCTTTTGAAGAACTGCGCTTCGTCTGGTTCATCAGATGGCAACCGGATAAAGCCTCCCTGCCGGAACCTCAATAGCGCCTGTGTAGTTGAGTCAACCAAGTCATCATTTGCGCCGGACGGGAAGTCATTACACTCTTCAATAACTTCTCTAGCCCACCGTTTATCTGGTGCCCAGACTATACCTGAAGAAAATAAATCAGACACGGCATTCACACGAGATATTTTATCCTGACCTTTACCCGGGGTGAACTCCGCAACGGGGACACCCATACGACGTAACTCCTGATATAACGCCGCGCCGTTTGATTTCTTTTCAACTATAAATGAGTCGGGTTCCCATTCCTTATATTGCTCAAACACCATCTTCTTAAGGTCTGGAAACTCCAGACGCTCTTTGATAGATTCAAGCAGAATAATATTATGGTTATTAGTCTCTTCGTTGAAAAATACGCCCCACACAGTTAGAGCGTTATAGTCGGCACGGTTATTAGCTTCCTGTGCCGCGTCAAGAGACATGATGATAAATTCACACTGAGGCGGGCGTTCGCCCTCCCATATCTGCCACCACTCTCTTTTAATAAGAGCGCCTTCTTCGGCGGTGGGATTCTGCATGTATTGGGCTTGCCAATACCGGGGGTCGAGCGAAACTTTTTTGGCTTCTAATTCTTCTACTGGCCAAAACTCAGGCCAAAGAGCCTTACCAGACGGCAAAATGGCGGGAAACTCAACCACTTCCCATTGGTCTGCATCTTCGTTCTGGGTCATGTGGTTAACAATCTGACCGGTCAAATCCAACTTACTCCACCGGGTCATAACCACAATAATTGCACCGCCCGGCATCAACCGTTGAATCGGTCCTGACTGGAACCACTCCCACGCCGGTAGAAAAACGTCAGCCCGCCCTTGTTTTGCCTCTTGCTCTGAATGCGGGTCATCAATAATGAATAAGTCAGCACCGCGACCGGCAAGGGCACCGCCAACACCAATAGCAAAATACTCACCATTAAAGTTTGTCCCCCATCTTGATGCAGATTTAGAGTCAGCCTGCAGCTCTACCGCAGGAAAAATCTCTTTATACGACTCGGCCCCCACCAAGTTACGTACACGGCGTCCAAAGTTAACAGCCAAATCTGCCGTGTGGGAGGCCATGATGACTTTTTTCTGAGGATACTTACCCAAGAACCACGCAGGAGCGAGATAGGATATAAGTTCTGACTTACCATGACGCGGAGCGATATTAACAATGACTCGTTTTTTCTTACCTGCCGCAATATCTTCAAAAATCTGAGCCAATCTCGCATGGTGTGCCCCTACTTTGTAGCCGGGATAGACGTGTTTGACAAAGTCAAGGAAAGATTCAGAACTTACACGCTTATTAATCTCATTTTGATAGGTCTTTAGCAGCTCAGCGGTGCGGCGCTTCTGCTTTTCCGGCATGTTTGGCAGTTCGTTCCGAATCTTTCGGAGCATTTCCGGCGTAATTTGCATTATGTATCTGCCCTAACTTCGTCAAATTCCACGTCAATCACGCGTTGTTCAAGGACATTTAGGGTCTCAAGCAGCTCTTTCTCGACTTCTTCGATGGTTTGCACCTTCATGGTGACTTCGGAACGCTTCTTAAATGCGTCCACACCGTCAATTTCACCCAGTTTGGTCAGTGCAGCAATACGGGTTTTAGGGTCTTTAGCCATTTCAACCTCTTTAATGAGGTTGTTGACGACATACATCTTGAGTTCAGTCAGGTCATCGACGACGGCCACGTTCATCTGGGCCACCATACCCGCAAGCATTGCAAGCGTTTCGTTCGGATACTGGCTAAATGTGGGTTTGTAGCTGGGGTTGGCAACCATTTCCTTGGCCAACTCTTCCGCTTCTTCGGCGTTTTCCTGCGACGGGGTAATAGGTTGACCCGTCATATCCGACATTAACTTAATAACGTTGGCCCGCATCTCCAACTCCTGCATCGGGGTCAGGTCTGGGAATGCGTCTTTAGCATTAGCTGGGAGGGCAAAGCCCTCTTCGATTGTCGGAATCAGTGCATCCATAAGATGTTTTTGCAGCCATAGGCCGTTCGGCTGATTAATACATTATTAAAACGTTGTTGTCAATAAAAAATATTATATGTCAAATCTAGGGGAGGTTGGGACTCCTACCGGGGGGGTGTTTTGGAAAACGCTGTGGTGATTTGTGCGGATTATGGGGTTCGGGGCGCGAGGGGGGACCCATTTTGATTTTGGGGGGTGGGGTACGGGTGGGGTCTGGGGCTGGCCCCCTTGACATATAGGTCAAGTTATGGGATAACGTAATCACCGGCAGCAAGGTGCTGCGCGGTTAACTTGAAAGGAAACACCATGAACTACATAAGTGAGATTCGCCACCTTCGCTTCCTCGCGGAAGACGCTCGCAACAGTGCGCAACGCCGCAATCAAGTGGTAGAGCAACTGTTTGACAAGAACTATGACTTGCTCAATCTCATGAGCTGGCTGGATGTCTGTCGTACCGACGCTGCCACCGACTACCACGCCGCAGTAGGGAAAGGCTCGGACGCGGCTTACGACACGCTGAAGGTGTTGCAGAACTACGACGGTGACCGCCGCAAGCTGATGGATGCGATGCGGGACTTGGCTTACTTGCTCATCAAGTATAAGAACGAAGTGCAGAAGGAATATCGCCCAGCGGAAGAGGAGCCGGGCACGTACTAACACAAGGGGGCTTCGGCCCCCTTCTTTTTGGGCCTTTGATGCCAGTTATGTGTCGTCGCGCGCGTCGATGCGCGGGTGCGTGGCGCGTGGTTCAGGCTTAATTAGCGTGCCGTCACTTGACATATGGCTATTCAACGCGTATAAGTATTTCTGCCGACAGCGAATGGGTCGCTAGTCGGTATTTCATGGAGGCCATCATGGCTAATGTTTCCCCTGTTGTTTCCCTGCCGGTCCTGACGACGGTTTTCGAGTTTCAATCGTATGATGACGCTGGCTACCAGCAAGCGTTGAACGACGACAAGTCTGCCAGTCTGGCGCGCGCCATCATGGAGCGTAATCCGGGCTTTCCTGATGAGTCCCTGCCGGACTCTGTCGTTGACGGTCTTAAGACCGGATACGCTCGCCGTTTCCATGAGTCGCATAAGACTCTGGCAGGCGTCACCAAGTACAGCGTAGTCAATGGCCAGTACATCCGGACTGACCAACTGGCGAAAGATGCTAAACCGTTAGAGACTATCGAGATGTCGCTGCACGTCGCGTTAGGATATACCACGCATGACTACGGTCGTCTGCACGAGACGCGTGACGCGAACTACAAGAAAATCATCGGCGAGTACCGCGAGAAGTTTTCTACTTACGCCAGCCAGAAACTGAAGCGCCTCGCTGCCGAAGCAAAACGCATCAGGGCCGAAGATTCTGGCGAGAAGCGCACTCGCGCCTCTAATCTGGCGTTTGATGACTGGTGGGCAAAACAGTGGGACGGTGCTGAAAAGCGCTTGGGCAACGCCATTAAGACCGGAGCGGCACAGACCGCAGACAAGAAACGCTTTGCTGATGCTAGGGCAGCGTTCGTGAAAGTCTGGACGTCGCAGTAACGTAGTACAGGCCAGCCCTTAGGGGCTGGCTTTTTTTTGGCCTCGCGGATCGATGCCAGTTCTTATTTGCGCGCGCGTGAATGCGTGGCGTGAGTCATATATTTATTAGGACATAGGAACGCGCCCTCAGTCCCTGCCCCGTTGATGCCAGTTATTTGTCGTCGCGCGCGTCGATGCGCTGATGGCCGCGTTTATGGCCTAATGGTTTTCTAACCCACTCAACGCTAAATAGTATCCCATCACTTGATGGAATTTGGTTTTTTCCTGCGTTTTTTTCTATGCTGCCTGATGCCGGGGCAGCATAACTCTTTTTTCGACCCTTGTCAACCCCCTTGTTACAACTTGACATTCTTAACATGTAACAAAAAATGCCTCCTAACCTACTGAATCTAAAGAGAAAACCAAAATGTTACAATGTTACAGCATTTTTAGATAGGACGGAGGTTTGGAAGAATTTTTTATTAGCAAGAATGATAACAGCAAAAGCAAAAAAGAGTGAAAACCAAACCGTTATCCTCCCAAAACCCTGTAACATTGTTACATATACATATTTTTATAAAAAATACTACTATTACTACGTTGATTTTATTCAACTTTTTCCCGGCCCCACCCCCAATTTCTTGTTACATACGTCAAGTGTAACATGCGTAACATCTGTAACATTTTTCCCCCTTCAAAATATCTATTTTAATCAATGACTTGTATTATATGTCAATCTGTGGTACAATAGGCTGTTGGTGGGGGATGTATCTACCTCGCACAACAAAATAGCGTTCCGTCAGGTGATGGAATGCGTAACCACAGGAGACGACAGTGAGCAAACCCAACCACGGCGACGGGTACTACGACCCGAATCCGAACACCAATCCCTTCAATCCCGAATCTGGCATGCCACCAGATGATGGGGAACTAACCATGCCGCACCCCGACGACGAGGAAGACTAAATGGAGACGCATTGCAACTACTGCGGTACATCGATAGACCCTGCGCGTTTTGCCCTTGGCTACAACACGTGCCTTCAATGCGGGGAAGCAGCAGCAAAGCAGCAGCGGGACAGATGGTGCATCGTGCAGGAGTATGGCAAGGGTGGCTATCAGTTCGTAACGACAGACTCCGCACGGACTACGCTGCGGCAGACCAACCAGAAGAACCCACGGTGAGGAGAGAGAATCATGGGTGAAGAGACAGGGAAGTGGGTGGTGATTGCGTATTACAGCCGTCCCCCATGCAGCGTCTATGGCCTGTTCGATACCGAGCAGGAGGCGTGGGGCTACGCAGAGAAGTACCGCGCAGAGTTTGATTCATTCTGGGTGCATCCTGTATTGAATGCTTTTTACGAGGAGTGGTGAGATGCACAAGGCATACACAGACGCAATGAGCCGCAAGGCACACCGCTACGCACTACTGCGCGCAGCAAAAGAAGGTTCCGTCGATTGGCGGTTCACTGAACAAGACTGGACCATGTTGAAAGCAGCGGACACCGGAGAGGCCATGTTCGTATCGGTGCGGGTCGAGGTTGACCGTGAGAAGTACACCAAGCTGAAGAACCAATACATTAAACGCGCCGCGCGCAAAGGAGAAACGAAGTGAACTACATCGTAGAGCAGAAGCAGTTCATGACTCTGTACACCATCGCCGAGACCATGTTGGAGAGTGGTAGCAGTGATGCACGTATGGGTGGACGGATGGTGCTAGACATCCTCATTGACATCGACACCAAGTTCCAGAAAGAAGTGGCAGCAGCAGACCGCTACTGGGACGAGGTGGCCGAGCAGTACGACCGAGACATTGCGCAGCAGAACTACGCCAACAATGTGAGTCCCATCAACCATGCCAGCACCAACCAAAATATCGTAACAACAGTGGATGGCATGATGGGTAAGTTCTTCAAGCTATGAAACTCTGGGATGACATCACACCGGATACACACCACAACCAACGCAGGGCGATACTAGCCGAGGAGAGGAAACGACAAAGACTGATTGCTGAGAACAACAAGACGTTCATCGAGTGGGTAATCCAACAGGAGAAACAACGTGAAACTGTACGACGAGCAAGAAGAAAACAAACCAAGCAAAGCTGAACAACGGCTTGTGTACTTCATTGCTATCACTGCCCTCGTGGTCGTGGTGGTTCAGATTGCCAGAGCATTTGGCGCATGGGGAGACTGACGTGATGGAAGAAAACTTTTTTACAGGTTTGCTTGTAGGGGCTGTGCTGGCCGTGTTGGTGGTGCTGACCGTCATTAACATCGGCGTGGACTGGCAACTAAAAGCTCTGGACTGTCATCCGTCTGTGAGCATGGGTCAAGATTCTTTTGTGTGCTACCGAGTGAGGGCATGATGACTAAAATCAAACCGCAACCGAACCGCCTGCGTTACCGCCTTGAAGAAGTGGAGAACGGGTGGATACTGACAATCTCTGTTGTCAATGGGGCGAACGACCTAGGTGTACTTTCGCGCAAGGTGTATGAGGAACTCAGCGATGCGTTGACAGGCATTGAGGAGCATTGGGACAGCGAGATTGACCGTGAAATCAACGGCAACTAAGAAAGATGTTTAATCTCTTGTATTACATGTCAAGTTGTGGTACAATAGAGTTGTTGGTGGAGGTTGAATTAGTGCAGTACGCATCAACACAGTGCAGTTAGAGCAGTTCATTCTAGTAAATAACATTCCGTCGGATGATGGAATCAGTAAAAGGAGAACACCGTGCAGAACAGTCTCATGGCGCAGACGCGCCTCACCAAACCCAACCATCTCATCTCTCTCGCATCATCGGCGGTTCTTGTGTCGGTGGACGTGAGTGTGTGGTCGGCAACCAAGCAAGACCGTGGCATCAGTGATGAAGTTACTGCGGCAAAGAACGCAGACAAGTCAGCGGGTCGCTACGTCAAGCACCTGTTGGCAGACCATCCCAAGCACAAGGCGGTGGTCAACTATCGCCAGACTATCTACAACTGGATGCAACGCCGGACGTACCCTTGGAACAACAGTCAGAATTTGCTTCCATCGGTTGAGCTTCCCAAGTTCATGCAGGAGTTTCGTGAGCATGAAGTAGCGTTCGGTGTGCTGGCAGAGGACTTTGTCAACAACTACGACAGCATCGTCAGCGACATGGCGTTCAAGCAGGGCGACATGTTCAACCGCAATGACTATCCCACGCGAGAGCAAGTGATGCGTAAGCTTGGTCTTCACCTCTACGTTGCAGACGTTCCCATGCAGGACTTCCGTTGCCAGATTGCGCAGGACTTGGCCGAGGACTTGTTTGAGAACTACAACCAGCAGACGCAGCAGATTATTGACAACATCGTGGACGAGCAGTCTGAGCGTTTCATCGCGGTGATGGAGAGCATTTCGCATTGCTGTGGCGTGATGGAGACGGGCGACGGCAAGATTCGTAAGCGTAAGATTTATGACTCCACTATCCAGAAGGCGCGGGAGATGTGCGAGACGTTCAAGCAGTTCAACCTGAGCAACAATCAGGCTATGGAGGAAGCCCGAGCATCGTTGGAGATTGTTCTTAACGGCGTTACCGCCGAGGAAATCCGTGAGTCTGACGCGGTTCGGGCAGCGGTCAAGGACGACATCGACGACATCCTTGCCAAGTTCGGTCGTCCCGCGACGGACAGTTTTTGATTCAGATTCATCAGTCTCTTATTCAGTCAACCATCAAGTGAAAGGACACTAATCATGGCTATCGCCACAAACCACCTCACCATGTCCATCGACGAGCTGCGGACGTTCATCCCAGCGGTGGCAGAGGAACTCACAGTCATTGTGCAATCGGAGCCGGGATGCGGTAAGACATCATTGCTTGGCATGATGGCAGCGGACAACGGCGACCAATGGCGCAAGGTCGGGGATGACTTCCCCACCGACAAGTATGACTACATCTACGTTGACTGCCCCTGCAAGGATATGCAGGACGTGGGTATGACTATTCCCAACCATAGCATCAAGGAGCTGGAGTACTACGTCGCGTCTCTGTTCAAGCTACGCAACGGCAAGCCCAAGTACATCTTGCTTGACGAGTTCATGAAGTCCCCCAAGCTGCTACAGATTGTCTTTACTCGCCTGATGTTGGAGCGTTGCGCAGGTGACGTTCCGGTTCCTGATGGTTCAGTAATCTTTGGTACGAGCAACAACGCATCGGACGGGGTGGGCGACACCATGCTGGCTCACGCTGGCAATCGCGTGTGTCTGGTCGAGATGAAGAAACCTAACGCATCAAGCTGGCTCCGCTGGGCATCGGACGCGGGTATCTCACGCATCATCCGTGCGTGGGTCGCTATGTATCCGCGGGCACTGGCATCTTATCGAGACGGCGGTCAGGAAGACAATCCTTACATCTTCAATCCGGCCAAGCCGCAGTTGTCGTTCTGTTCGCCGCGTTCGTTGGCAAAGGTTGATGTCGTCATTAGAAAGTCTGCCATCATCGGAGAGAACGCTACTCATGCGGGCATCGCGGGTACTATCGGTCGTTCGGCAGCGGATGACATGATGACGTTCATCGCCATTGAGAAGTCTGTCACCTCACTGGAGTCTGTGCTGAAGAATCCCAAGACGGTTCCGGTTCCCAACCAAATCGCAGCACAGATGATTCTGATGTTCAACGCTATCGACGGCATCGAGACTCAAGACGAGCTGTCATCGTTTATGGAATTTCTTGAGCGTATCGAATCATCCGAAGTTCAGACCATCTTCTTCACCATGTGCTGTACCTATCCTCGCATGCTGCGTATTGCGAAGAACAACGAGAAGGTCAAGAACTGGGCCAAGGATAATTACTTTCTCCTCTGAGGATTGAATCATGAATAACGAACACGACGTGGTTGATACGGGAGGTCCAGCGGAGTTCATGACTCTGCGGGACTTCTATGCGGCGTTCATCGCTTTGGGGATTATCAGCAGACCCGACGTTCAAGTTGAGTCTGAGGTTGAGTTCGCCGAGACGGTGTACAAACTTGTGGATGCACTAATTTTTGTGGGGGAAGGTGGCAATGACTACAAACACTGAGGAAAGCGCTCTCAAGCGTGCGCATATCACGCTGATGCGGAACAAGTCTACCGCGATGTATGCGGGCATCATGATGATGGGTAAGAGTGAGGTAGTAGATAATCCCAACATCACGGCATACACCGACGGGGTCAACAAGGTCTATGGCCGTCCGTTTCTGCGCGGTGGTACGGTGAATTCTGACGCGAAGCTGCGCGGGCTGGTCTTGCACGAGAACCTTCATGTGGCATTACGCCATGTGCCGCGGGGTCGCAAGATGTTCGCTGAGAGTCCAGAGCTGGCGGGTATGGCAGCAGACTTTGTCGTGAATGACATCATCGTCAACATCAAGGACAAGGTCTCATCCAGCGAGCTGCTGGTCGAGCTGCCGGACGGTGGTCTCTATGACCCGATGTTCCACAACTGGTCGTTCCCTGAGGTCTATGAGTTTCTTAAGAAAGCCCGCAAGATTCTTCAAGACCAAGGTCGCAAAGGCGACAAGGGTGGCGGCGGCACAAACCCCAACCCATCAGGTGGTGGTACGCCAGATAAGCCCGAGCGTGTCGAGGTCGAGATTGATGGTAAGACTTACACCTCTGATGATGTCTTGGATGAGCATGACACTAGCAAGTTCGAGGACGCTGACAAAGAGGAGCTTGAGGGGCATGACTCCAAGATTGACCAAGCTCTGCGCGAAGGTGCATTACTTGCTGGTCGTCTAGGCGCAAACATCCCGCGTGTTATCTCTGACCTGATGGAGGCCAAGGTTGACTGGCGCGAAGCATTGCGTGACTTTGTTCAGTCTTCAATCAGGGGCAAGGACGAGTTCACATGGCGCAAGCTGAACCGCCGTCAGTTGGCGAACGACTTGTATCTGCCGAGCGTGGAGGACGAGACAATCGGTGAGGTGGTTGTCGCCATTGATACTTCTGGTTCAATCGGCACGGCGCAGTTGACCGAGTTTGCTACTGAGCTTGCATCCATCTGTAGCTTGTGTAACCCAGAGGCGGTGCGGGTCTTGTGGTGGGATGCCAAGGTTCACGGCGAACAAGTCTTCCGTGACCGATACGACAGCATCGCGCAGTTGCTCAAACCGTTGGGTGGTGGCGGGACCGTTGCCGGTTGCGTGAGTGAATACCTGAGCAAGAACAAGAACAATGCAGACTGCGTGATTATGTTTACCGACGGGTACGTTGAAGACCGCGTGGACTGGCGCATCCCTACGCCGACTCTGTGGTTGGTGACCAGCAACAAATCTTTCGTTCCGCCCGCTGGTGGTAAGACAGTTAAAATCGAGAAAGGATACTGAGATGGGTTCTGTTAAAAGTATTTTAAACTACGATGCACTCTGTAAAGTAGCTGACACGGAGCTTCCGTTTCGTGGTAGGAAACAGAAAGAATATCCTTTGCGACGCCGCAGAGATGGGCGGAGATATTTCACGGTTGAGGGTGAAGGCAACGACCGTTCGTTCCGTATCTGCAACGGACTAGACTGGGACAGAGTCACTCTGACCCAAGAAGAATACGCCGCAAAGACAGCAGATAATGAGGCGCGCCTGTATTCAAGCGGTAATGCAGAATACTTCCAATGGGTTGCTTCGCCGTCGGAACTTTGTGTTGTGTCAGGTGATGGACTCGCAACTATCACTGCGAAACGTATGGGGCAAGGCAATCGCCTCTTGCTTGACTACTGTCTTGTTGACCGATACTACGGGGCTTTTGTGTCATCCGCTGGTCACGGTGGCGTAATCTACAGAAACCTACAAAAGACTAAGATGTTCCCCGTCTGCGTGGGTATGCGTATCAACTTCGACGACATGACGTTAGACCCTAGCAGTGAATATGAACTTATTGGGCGACGGGTAAACCGGAAGAAAAGCAAAGAGCTGCATCAGCAGCATGAGGAGTTCCTAAAAGTAACAAAGGCGATGATGTCGTCTATACCCAAGCATGTGTTTGCAGACATGAGTCATGAACTTCTTAGAGACCACGAGATTATAGAACCTGATGTTACAGGGTCATATAGGTTCTGGCGAATGAAAGACTTGAAGGTGATATCGAAAACAAAAGCTAAAGCGTTTGAACTTATGGACTCATCGCCTTTGGATGCAGCGGCGCTGTTCTGTTGTGCGTATGACACGAAGGGCTTTTGGAGAGAGGCGAACTACACAAGTCCGAATAGAGATACCCCCGTTGATTACTTGTACGAATCTATGTGCCGAAGAATCTGGGAGGACACTTATCGTAGAAATCAACAAGATGTAATGGATAGCAAGAGCTTTGAAGTAGGCAAACCATTCCCGAGGTCTTTGTGGAAGTATGAGTTTTACCAAGACGGTGTGCTGCTGCCGCAGTACGTCGGCTAATTACTAAACCATCAAACGAAGGAAAGAAAATGAACAACGCTAGCTTGATTCTAGATGGGATGTACGACCCTAAGATGGAACAGGCTTTAGAGACTCCACTCTTAGGCACTTTTACACGGGAGATTAACCACAAGTATGGGTTAAAAGTTTTTACTATATCGCGTAGCGGTGGGGCGGTATACATGGCTACCCCGACTGGTCTGCCAGTCTGCTACTTGTCGATGGGCGATGATGCGGATAAGCCCCAGTACAGCCTCTACACACCGTGGTACGCCAAGGCGCGGGGCAGCAGTGACGTTGACAGACACACAATGCGTAGCACCAAACTGTCCACGCTTATGACTTCTCTGAAGAAAGTAGGGGTGATAGAGAAAGCGATGGAATGTATGTATCTTAGATACAGCGACCAAATATCATCCACTAAGAATATAGTGAGCCGTCAAGTTGGTGGTTCAGAAACTAAGTCCGTCTACGGTCTACCCGCAGAAGACATTCATGACCTTCTCAAAGCAGCTTTGTCTGACAATCCCGCCACAGAGATTAGAAAGCTAAACCTTAACTCTCTTAATAAAGTTCTCAAAGAGTATGACGAGGTCGATGAGACGCGGAGAAAGAAGAAGATAGAGATTGACAGGATGTTCAGTGGAGCTTGCCATGTCATCGGCATCGACGGGTCTGGTGAATACATTGTAGGTACATTTAAGTTTCATCCCGATAATGGTCCGCTGAAGGGCGATGTGATAAGACCGTTCAAGCGGATGAAGAATATCCTAGACTGTGGCATCGACGACCTTATCCCTACGCTACTCATGTTCAAGACTATGACATCAACAACTGAGGACGGCACTAGCAAGGTCGGCAACGACGTGATATTCCCAGTCAAAGACCACTACTATGAGGAGCTTGAGATGGCGTTTTACTATCCGTCCAGCCCGAATAGCTGGAACCTTCAATGGGTGGTTACTCCAGCGAGTGAGTGATGGGTACGTTTGTTATCCACAACAAGGGCGATGCTAAAATCTACAACGTCGTGGACGTGTGTATCACAGAGTCAGGTATGCACTACATAGACATTGAACGGCATGGCAGCACAATGTACCGCCTCTTGACTGCGGATGAATTACCAGACGAACTCAAATACAAACTCGCATTATTAAAAACTTCTCCAAGTTCGTTTGGATACTACGATGACGACAATGACATAGGGTGGTCGCAGGGGGATGTAGCGAATACCTACGATGGGAGTCTTAACAACTTCTGTATGGGGTTCTATGTTATGGTATCCAACGAGACTTTGGCCGAGTTAATAGGCGAGGAAACTTTAGATGATAACACCAGAAGGAAAGGTGAAGAACAAGGTGAAGAAGGTTCTTAAAAGCTTGGGGGCGTACTATGTTATGCCCGCAACAGGGGGCTATGGGTCTTCAGGCGCGCCAGACTTTCTCATCTGTTACAACGGTAGATTCATCGGTGTCGAGTGCAAGGCGGGGGATAATCAACCTACTGCCTTGCAGAGTGAGAATTTAACTAACATACGAAACGCTGGCGGATGGGCATTGGTGATTAACGAACAGAACGTGGGCGAGTTGGAAGAATTGCTGATGTCGTAACGCTCGTCGTTACTTTTCATTCTGTCACCCGACGGGATTCAATTTAAGGTATAGTGGGGGCTACGTGCTGTTGAGCGTGGCCCCTTTTTTTGTCTGTCACTCGCGTTAACTAGCTCATGATAATCACCCTAGACTTTGAAACCTTCTACTGCAAAGGCTACGGGTTCCGCACCCATACCACAGAGAGCTACATCCGCGACTCAAAGTTTGAAGTCATTGGTGTTGCGGTCAAGGTTGACAACGCCCCCGCCGTGTGGGTTACAGGAACAAAGGAACAGATACGCGCACGTCTGATTAGCTTGCCTTGGGCTGATGCTGCGCTACTTTGTCACAACGCTTTGTTCGACGGCGCAGTCTTGAAGTGGGTATTTGGTATCGCTCCGTCTGTGTATTTAGATACTTTGTGCATGGGGCGGGCGGTCGTCGGTGTAGATAGCGGGGGGTCACTGGCATCACTATCTAGCCGGTTCAACCTTGGCGTAAAAGGCGACGAGGTGGTC